TCTGGAGCAGAAGGCATGCTCAGAACAGTCAGTTTGTATTGTGAAATTTCTAGCCTTCCCTCAAAAAATTTGAATGTAGTACAACAAAGAATTTATGGTCCGCTATATCAAAATCCAATATCAGTAGATTATGGTGGCGATGCAATTACCATGACATTTTATGTGGATAGGGATATGAATGTGAAGAAATTTTTTGATGCTTGGACTGAGTATATAATAGACGATGCAAATTATACTGTTAGATACCAAAAAGGTGATAGAGATTTTTACGAAGCTTATATCCAACCTATTGACATATTTCAATTGAATGAACAAGATCAACCAACCTATGCTATAAAGTTAGTTGATGCATTTCCAAGAAACATTGGAATTTTAGAATTAAACGCCGCATCTCTTAATACTCCACATAGATTAAACGTGACCTTTGCGTATAGAAAATGGGTAACAATTGATCTAAAAACTAATAGAACTAAAAATACGCCTTCAGCCACATTTCAAAATCTTAGTGGCACTGGCGGTGCTGGGGTAAATCCATTGGAATCCCCAGTTGTTTTTAAATAATAAGGATGTTTTATGACTTTACCTATATTAGAAACACCAACCTATGAATTGACATTACCATCAACAGGGAAAAGAATAACCTACAGACCCTTTCTAGTGAAAGAATTTAAGGTATTACTTACTACGCTAGAATCAGATGAATCTGAAATAACTAGAATACTTATAGAACTAATAGATAATTGCACATTCAAAAAATTAAATGTCAAAGATCTAGCACATTTTGATATCGAATATATTTTTATCAATCTAAGAGCTAAATCAATAGGCGAAATAACTGAATTGGTATACAAATGTGAGTGTGAACACCAAAATAGTTTCTCTATCAATTTATTAGATGTGAAGATTGTTAAATCTGAAGAAAATTTTTCTAATAAGATAATGATAGATGATAACGTTGGTGTGGTTATGCGATATCCAAGATTTAACGAGATGGTAGATATCTATGATAATCTCAAATCTGACAAGGTAATTGCATTAGTTTCTTCTTGTATAGACAAAGTTTTTACCAAAGATGAAATTTTTGATTCTAAAGATTATACTAAAGAAGAATTGCTTGCATTTGTAGAAACATTTAGTAAAACACAATTTGAAAAACTTGAAAAATATTTTATCAATATGCCAAAAGTGATACATGAAATTAAACATAATTGTGAGAATTGTAGTAAAGAAAACGATATAGTTTTGGAGGGCCTGCAAAATTTTTTCGTCTAACTCTTTCTCATGAAAACCTTGTAAATTTTTATAAACTAAATTTCTCTTTAGTTCAACATCATAAGTATTCGTTGACAGAAATAGAAATGATGTTACCATGGGAAAGAGAAATATATGTATCAATGCTTGTAGGACATATCCAAGAACAAAACGAAAAAATGAAACTTAGAGCAGCAGCAGCCGGGAGATAAAGTAAATGGCAGAAGATAAAAAAAGTAAGTTCTCTAATCTATTGAATAACAATAAAGATAATAGAACTTCCGCTCCAATGCCTTTTGAATTTATGACAGCATTGTCCAATGCAAATTCATTAAAAGTCCAAAATAAAATATTAGATGAGATTTTATTCTTAAAGAAAGTCACCGAACAAAATTTGGCTGCTAATAGAAGACTTGAGAAATTCATCAAAGGTAGAAATGTTAAAGATGCTGATAAAGAAGAGGAACGTAAATATGTGGCATCTTTTATGGGACAAAGATTTGTACGAGGGCAATCATTAGCGCAAGATACTAAAGATTTTATCAAAGGGATGAAGGATCCTTTTACGGATAAACTAAAATATATCTTTGGATTAAATCCTTCTAAATCAACTACTCAATCATTATCTGCTGCTAGTGGTATAGACCCAACTTCCGAATTATTAAGAAGAAAAAATAACGAAGAATTGGCAGAATTAATAGCGGAAAAATTATCTGGATTGCTAGGTAATTTGGGCGATAGCGGATCGATTTTCCCTGATATTATTGCTGGCCCAGGTAAGAAAAATCCCACACCAAATAAAACAGGTGAGACCAAAGGAAAAAATCAACCAAAAAATCTTATGCCTGTAGAACAAGGCGAGTCAAAAATTACTGCGCCAGCAACACCTTCAGAAAGCACTAAACCAGTAGTTCAATCTGCTGGACCAAAAACAGATTATCCAAAATTAACAGGACCTCAAGATATTTTAGATGCAGACAGGCCAAAAACTTCTGTTAACGCTAAACCTAGTCTTAGTGCCGATAAAGCAAACGCTATAACAATGGAATATGATCCTAAAAAGGGAGCATATGTGCCATCTAATACAAATGACAATTTTGCTAAAAAAGTGCAATCTAGTTCCATGGGTACCGCATTGCCTGGTAGCACTGTAGATGTAGATAATGAAAAAATATTGAAGGAACAAACAAGAATTCAAGGTGAAATCAAAGGTGCTGGACCATCTATTTCAGGCGATACAGGAATTTCCGCTGGACAAAAACCAGGTGGATCTACAGGAGCTGGTTCTTCTGGTATTCCTAAATGGGCAACAGGGTGGAAACTACCAGCTATTTTAGATGCTGCAGTTGCAGGTTATAATGCTTATTCCACAGAAAAAGATTTAAAAGAAGGTAAAATTGATAGAGCTGAAGCACAAAGACAACATGGTGGAACTGCTGGAGGATTTTTAGGAGGACTCGGTGGGGCAGCTGCGGGGGGCATGATAGGACAAGCGCTCATACCTATACCTGGGGTTGGTTTTGTAGTAGGTTCTTTAGCAGGAGGATTATTGGGCAATCTAGGTGGTAACAAGGCAGGATCGTCTGCGGTTGAAGCTGTTCAAAAGAATATGCCCGGTATACTACCTGGTGATGTTTCACCTCAAGTTAATACTTCTAATTTATCCAATATGATGGAAGAAAAAATGAAAGAAAATGAGGGGCTGTCATATCAACAACAAATGATGAATAGAAGTATGGGGATGCCGGTTGGAGGTATTAATAGTGTGTCTCAAACCAATATAGATAGTAGTAAAACTAATGTGATGGCTGCAAGGGCGAGACCTGATAATAGTGATCAAACATTTAGATATCTATTTGCAAATAGTGTGACCGTTTAAAAAGGGGCACTTGGCCCCTTTTCTTACTTCTTAGCTGGTTCTGCAGGCTTCTTAGCGTCGTCTACAGGTTTACCATCTTTGCCAACTGGTTTAACTTTTGGCTTTTCAGCTTTAGCATCATCTTTCTTTGGCTCTTCCTTCTTAGCCTCAGCTTTTGGTGCGTCTTTCTTTGGTTCTTCTTTCTTGGCTTCAGCAGCATAACCACTAGCGGCCATGCCAATTGCTGCGAACAATGCGATAAAATACTTCATGCTTACTCCTCGTTAGCTAGCTTAGCAAAATATGATAACGATTCATCGTCGTCATCAAAGTCTACTTCTTTAGGCGGCACAGCCTTAGAAGCGGGTTTAGATACTACTTGTGCCTTTGGTGCTGGAATAGGATCATCTTCTAATGAAACTTCTTCTGCACGTTTGGTATTACTTGACCCATGTAAAACCATTTGAAGTTTTTTCTTCAATTCATCATATGATTTAAAATGCTTTGGATCAAGAAATTGTTGCAACGAATGCTGAGAGTTCCAAAGCTTTTCTAAATAATCTGTATTGTCATTTAGAGCATTTGGTGATTCAAACTCAGACTTGTCATAATTGCGATAACCTTCAACATTACGAATTTTAAGTTTGAAGTTTGCACCTGTATCAAAATCATAGATATTTACAGGTTTTTCGTCCTCGAATTGAGGACTCATTAAATCTTTAATCTTGTCGAAAATCTTTTTACCATATCTGAAAAGAAATACTTTGCCTTCATTTTCAGGATTGGCTGGATCCTTAATAACAAGAATGTTAGAAATATAAGTTAATTTACGTTTCTGTTTACGAGCAATCTCTTTGTTTGCTTCTGATCCAGAGTTCCATAGTTCAGTATTAAGTTCAGATACAGGATCAGCCTTTCCAATTGTTGTTAGTGAATTTTCAATATACCACTTACCGCTTGGACCTTGAAAACCATGATTCCAAATTCTTACGAAAGGAAAATCTTCACTTGGAGGGGCAGGGAGAAAACGAATAACCGCATAACCATTACCAGATTTGTCTACTGCTGGTTGCCAGAAGCGATCATCGGATGTTTTTTCTGCTTGGGGATTGGCAATTTTTTCAACCTCTTTCATTAGAGATTCAAAACCGCCACGTGACTTGCGAAGCTCGGATAGTGATGTAAAAGCCATTTTAGTTTACTCCGTATTTGCGTTGTATAAAATTGTATTAACGTCGTTTGATTTTATTGTTAAATGCATAATCTAAATAATCATCAAACGCATCATCCTCTGTATTTTTAGATGATGCATAATTATATATTATCTTGCGATGCTTGTCTATCTTATTTTTGCCCTTTTCAACACGATGAATTCTTTTCTCGCGGTCAAAGGTTTCAAAAGTTTTAGTCTTGCTCATTTTTTAGACAGAGTCTCCTTCATTATTTTGATTTACTACAATATAGGGCCATTGAGAAATTCTTTTGGTCAATTCCATTTGATTATGTGCTAGTTTTACTAAATATCGTTGAGTTTCTTTTAATGACTCAGATAGCTCTTGAATATTATCCATGTGAAAGGCTATTTGTGACTCTAGTGCTTTAATTTTTTGTTTAGTTAAGTCCAAATTTTCTTCTATAAAGTCCATTGAATTTTTCCGATTCAAATTTTAAAAACGGTTTGTACTTTTTTACCAATCTAGAAATATCTGGATATACTATAGTATCATTTACCTCATCATCATATTTTTCTACAAGATTCAGTAAATGATCTAGAATAACTAATGTTTCTATTGTAATTGTTTTTCTCAGATATGCTTTTATTATATATGGATGGGAGTCTTTTGAAACAGAAAATAACTGTTCAAATACAATATTGTTAGTTTCCATTTCTAATAGAATATTGTCTAGATCTTTACTGAATGTATATGTCAGCCCTTCAATTCTTTTTTTCCAAGCTAAATATGTCTCTCTTGCTTCGGCATCAAATATGCCACCCCATCTATCACCTGATACAAAATTAGCAATAAGAAAATTTGCTACTTCTTCGTCTGAATAATTTTTAGCTATCTTATTGATTGAAAATAAATCATTTCTTTTTGCGAATGCTTGTCTACTTGCTCTTACTTTACCTCTTTGTTTAATTACATCATACTTATCTGTTGTAAAATGTAGTTTCAATGCCAAATAATACTTATAAACTTGAAAGGCATCCATTGCGATCATATAGGTAGTTTACCTCGTTTACGTTTTAAATAATTATGTTCTTCTGCTTCAACTTCAATCTTATCCTTCAAAGGTTGATTTATTAGTTTAGCAATAGCTTCAACATCAATATCAATTTCATTACAATACTGAATGATAGCATCCATATATCCAATTTTTTCTGATTGGACTTTTTCTTCTATGTATAATGAAAATTCATTCGGTGATCTAAATCTTTTAGTAATGATAATGGAGTCAGTTAATTCTTTTTTTAATTCATCCATTGCGGTTGTTTCTTTCTGGAAATAAAACACTGTCCATATATCCTTGAAATAAATTTTTGTTCACTCCCAAACTATGCATCATATGCGGTGTTCTAGGATTCTGTTTTTGGTAATAACAATAACGATCTTGAGAAACTGAATAATCTTTAGTTGAGTCTCTAGTTGATCCAACATTATCTAAATAATATTTAAATGTATTATAATATACTTTGGATGCTACCTCAAATTCATTTTTATCCAAATTGCCTGCTGCTATCATGCTATTCGAAAATATCTGAAATGCCCATTCAGGTAACTCTCTTTTTTTGTTAGGATAATAAGAACTGGAAATTTCTTTGAACTCATCTAACATAAAATGTTTCGAAGATCCTGTTACAGAAAAATCATGAAACAATCCTGTTATTTTATCCTTGCCACATACTATGTCAAATCCAAATATCGGTGAAGGATCATCATAATGAGGAAAAATACAAAAATGCATTATCCAAATTTTCTTTAATTGCCTAGCATCTACTACTTCTACGTGTGCTCTTCTAAATTTATGATTAGAAAAGACATAATTTTCCCATTTAAAATCATGTTGAGTATGATCAAAATTATATGGAATAAATTTGGAAGTTCTCAGTAAACTACCAATAGTAAACGATGCTAATTCCTCTGCTCTAACCCAAATATCAGTCATATGCTTGAATAATTTTTATGTTAAAATCAAATGCTATATTAGCTTCAACCGCCATTGATATATCGATACGTTTTCTAACTTCGGTTATTAAACCAATTAAATTATCAAACTTATACATGTTTGCATTACCAGGAACTAGTTTGGCTAATTGTTGACCCCCGAATAGATCACCCATGTGTCGCACATAAACATGAGCCATTAATCGTTGTCTTCTATTTTCTAAATCGTCAAAGAAAATACTATCGAGATAATTCAAGTATTTATTGGTTTCTTTTAAAACTGTATGGTTGTAATTTTTTGAAGCTAAATCAATAAAGTCAGATCGTACTCTAGGAGCTCTTTTTAAATCTTCTATTCCATCAAACAATCCAACCTCAGATGAGTGACTTTCGAGTGTGTAGTAAATAAAATATAACTGATAAATGTAATCAGTATATTTGTACTTATCAACTTCACCATTAAAAATAGATTTAATTAACGGCAATGATTCTGCTATTCTGTGTTTTTCAGCTGTGGCTTCTTTTAAAGTAGTCATTTGAATAATATTAGTGCAAGTATTGTGGCATGAATAATAAATCCGAATCCAATAGTAACAATATTTAACATATCTTTAAGAATGGTTGCTCTCACAAATAACAATGATAATCCGGCCCACGTAAATAATACAATATCTATAGAAGGCATTTTTTCAGTTAATCCGGACATAACTGCCAACATAGTTGGAATAGTTGCAGCGTGTATCACTATTACTGCTATCCAAGCTATAGTTTCAGCTGTCGCTGCGGTGAGTTTGGTTTTACAAAACTCACTTATTTTTTCTATATTTAAAGTTGGTAAAACTATTTTATGGGATTTAATTTTATTTAGCATTTTATTTACTTATAGAAAATATGATTACCAATTTTAGCTACCTTTTCTTTTCCCCATCCTGGAGACACGTAGGTGGCATGATAATACATAGCTTCAGTTAAACCATCTAGTCTGAAACCTTCAAGTAAAACTTTCTTAGCTACTGCCATGCATTCATCATAGGCTTCCTTGTGCAAAGGTTTGAATTTAGTATTTGATTCGCAATACCAAGAAAATTGGCAAACCACCTTCTCCATAAAAATATTTTTCTGGTAAATAACTTTACAAATATCTGACGGGAATTTCCCGGATTCTGATCTATTAATTGTAACCTGGGCTACTGCTACCTTGCCTTCGAAAGGTTCTTTAGCAGCCTCAAAGTATATATTTTTAGCTAGACAATCTAATTGTTGTTGTCTTTTTTCTAATGTCAATGTACTAAATGAAGTTTTGTTAATTGATTCTTGTTTTAGATGATTAAATTTATAATCAATAACTTTCATTAAAATGTTACCAACTAAAACAGCAGCTAGGCATACTAAAAAATATTTCACTAGCTTTTCCATTTGGTTCTCCTATTAGAGGGCACTAGGCCCTCATAAGATTACTTCTTAGAAGTTTTTTCTTGTGGTGTATTTACCTGAGAAACGAAACCATTAAGCGTTTGTGCTTTGGCAATGATATCGTTTTCAGATGGATATGTAGGATATACTGGATGATCAGGAGGAACTTCTCCTCTATGTTTGGCAGCTTCTACTTTCATGTGCCAATCATTGGTCAAACGATCTCTATTACTAAAATATTCGGCTTCAAGCATTTGTTGAGCCATCTTTAATAATTCGAGACGAATCTCGTAAGGTGTCATAGTCATTTTACTTCTCCTTTGTGTGTTTGTGTAATGGCGGATTATAAGGTTCCGCCGAACCTTATTTTTAGTAAGAAACGCGAAGCCCTACACCAACTGCTTTTTCTTCAATATCTTGCAGTGAACGGCTCATACTAGCACTTACACTGACAGCTTTAGTAAGTGGCATACTAACACCAGCCCAAGTCACAGTCTGCTTGGGATTGTCGTTATCCCAATTGACTCTTGTCTTGACACCAGTAAAAGCATACATAGGTCCAATAGGCATACCTGCTTTAAGTCCAACTAGACCATAAGTAAAATCACCGTTGACTTTACCATTAAAACCATTATCGTAACCAATACCACCAAAAGCGTTGACTCCCGCAATATTTTTTCCTGCAGTTACTTCGACACTATTAAGCATTCCGCCTTTATCAAATACTGCTGTTCGAACTTGTAAATCAAAATTCAATCCAACCATATCCTTACCAGCACGGAAATATTGTGCTGTACTTTCCGGTCTGCCTTTTTGACGTGTATCTGTTACTTGATCCACATCAAAACTTACATAATTAGCTGCGTGTGATGTTACAGCAGCTGCAGATAAAGCTAAAGCTAAGATAGTTTTCTTCATTAAATCTCCTTTGTGTGTAAATCGATTTTAGAGATCGAGAACTCTACTCTCTTTTGAATTCAGCTGGGAATCCGAGAAAAGGTCTTTTATCATAAATATGATCTTTATTAGGACCATTAGCATCAACATAATGTAGAAACACTTGAGTCTGTGTTTTGGTAATTTTTCCATTCATAGTAGAGCGCCAATGCTCTAATTCATCACCTTTATATACTACCATAGTACCAACATCTAAAATTAATTCTTTTCTTTTCTTTTTCAAATCTAGGAAATAGATTGGCCAAACTTCACCATCAACATCTAAGGTTAAAGTTGCACTAAATTCGCAACTTGGTCTATCAGTATGTATTTTCATAGTCGCGCCAGGAAAATATATTCTCGCATAACTATAACAAGGAAACAATTTTTTATTTACTACTTGTTCTATTCTAGGTTTCAACAAAACTAATAAAGCTTCACCAAAGTATGGAGCATAACTGGTATATGAGAACATTGGTACTTGTCCATCACCTTGTGTGTCATTTATTTCACCTTTAGTGATGTGATGCAAGTATTCATAGTGCATTTGAAACTCAATTGCACATTGTCTAGCATGCTCCTTTGATATAGCATTATTTACTACTTCGTATTTATTTTTTTCAAATGTCATAGATTTCCTTGGTAGTTCTTTGGGTAAAAAGGAAGAACTACCAAAACCCCTTCAGGTTTAAGCGGCTAGCTTAAGGTCCTGATAAAAATAGTCGTCGTTTGCGTCTATT